TGTTGAACCAAAACCACCGCTGGGGGAACCGAATCCTCCTGCCGCAGGTGCGCCAAATGTTGAGCCGCCGCCCATTGATGAACCCCCAAATCCGCCACTTTGTTGTCCTCCAAATCCGCCTGTATTGCCACCGAAGCCACCGGAGTTACCACCGAAGCCACCGCTATTGCCGCCAAAGCCTCCGCCACCCATTCCACCTGCTGGAACACCGCTCATGCTAGTTGAGTTTACAGAAATTTGTTCTGTAGCAGTTGGGTTAGCGGCTGTGCCTGCTAATTTTTCTTGTGTACGACCGAACGCACTAATACCTAGAACAGCACCCATGGCAATGTGGAATAGTCCAGCGCCTTGAAGTGTTAACGGATTCCATTGTGTAATCGGTACATGGTTAAGACCTTGCCATAGTGCCCATAGTACTGGGAACACAGCCATGTCTAAAAGACAGATTAGCATATACATCCAACCCATCATAGGACGCCATAGTGTTTGCATCCAATCGCTTTTTTCTTTCGCCATATGATCGCTCCAAAGTGTTTGTTAACAACCTAAAACTTGTAGGTTGTGATTGTAGTGTTTGGTACGGTCTTCTAAACCTAATGTACCACCGTTAATTTTTTTAGTTAATGTTAAGATGTCACCTCGGTCAGCAACATTATTTAAATTGTTAGTTTCCCAAAACCAGCAAGCTGATTGTGCGGCACCTTCAAAAGTTGCTAGATACGCAGGAACATCGTCGATGCTCATTTGTAAACTATCGGCAAATGATTGATAGTTATCATGACCGGTTAATTGAATCAATCCACGGCCGCAATATTTGTATCCATCGCCACTTGCTTCGTCACCATTGCCCATACGATTTGCGTATGCTCTATTGGCAATGCGTTCTGGTTGACCTGCGTATTGTGCCGCTACATCAGGCGGAAACAATCTAGGCCATACCTTAGATAATGTTGCAGCACGGTAATTTAAATTCTCTTGTAGAATTGTAAAATTTGCTGACTCATGAGCGCATTGAGCTACGAAAGCGGCAATGCGTTGTGGGGTGTTGATATTATAATCAGGGAACAGTTGATCAAATGCGTGATACCAGTGTTCCACATATGGGTTTCCTGGGATCATCTGCGCTAGTTGGTCTTGTGTAAAATTATCCATGTTTATCCTTGTGTTGGTTGTGTAGCCTCAACAGTTGTATCTGTAGAAGTAGTAGCAGTATCAACTACTGGAGCTTCAACTACTGGAGCTGGAGTATCAACTACTGGAGCTTCAACTACTGGAGCTTCAACTACTGGAGCTTCAACTACTGGAGGAAGATCAAATACAGGAGCAACTGGTTCTACAATTTGTTTAGCATGAAAAGATGCTTTTTCTTCTGCGGCTTTGGCTTCTTCTAATAGTCGTGCTGTTTCTTCTTGTGCCTTAGCAACTGCGGCTAACGCGGCCTCGTGTGCAGCCTTAGATAAATTTGCGGCTTTTTGTTTTGCGGCTTCAAGTGCGGCCTCTGCGGCTTTTACTTCGTCACCTGCGTGTTCAGCAAGATCTTTAGCATTAGTAAATGCTTGATGTAACTTGCCTGCGATATGTTTTTCAAAATTTGTAAACCAGCTCATAATATTTTCCTTATACAGCGCCGGCTATCATTATCAAGCCGTTTATGCATGTATTTAATGTTTCTTTGAATTGCAGCTGGCTCATATCCTCGATAATTGACAATTGTCGTTGTACATCTTTGACAGTTTCAGCTAATTCTTGTGGGCTTAACTGCCCTGCTTGTGCGGCCGCTGTTGCTTGTGCTACATATTGGGCGGCGCCCGCAAATGTAGGATCGCCAGAATTAGCAATTGCCGCTAGTTGGTGATTAATTTCATCTAATGTCATCTTGGTCTATTCCCTAAAACATGTTGTATTACATCGGCGCTATGTTCGATACCCTCGAATTTTAGCTTACAGAAAAATGGACTTACTTTTTCGCTAGTGTTATACTGCGTAACTAACCCTTGCGCTATTTCATTTAATGCTACTGCGGCCTTTGCCCCATCGCCGTTGTGCGGTAATTTTTCACTGTAAGCAGAAAACAACTCTGTCTTTCGTGCCATTGCTACTGCGTCTGTTTGGGCTAACAATGGATTTGTACATTCTGCGGCATAATGTTTAGCATCGACTTTGATTTCTGTTATCAACAAATATTCGTTAGGATCGAATTTAGTCATTAGCACAGCATCAACTGCGGCACAGCTTGTTAGTATTGGAAACAACAATAAGATTAACTTTTTCATTTTAATTTTTCGGATGCTTCCCGCCGCAAATTGGACAACCTTCTTCGTGTGTCATATTGCTCTCCTTATTTGACATTATCACTAATATTCTTTTGAGTGTTATACCACTCAATCCAACTATCTACTTTTAATTTACATTCGTAATACTGACCGTAATTAGCTGTTACAACAGTTAAAACATCGCTGAGTTTTTCTGTAGTAGGATCTACAGTTTGTAGATCAGGACATGCTACCATTAGGTCATCTGGTACTTTAGGAAAAGCCATACGCACATTAGTAGTAGCTTGTTCATTACAACCTGCTAGTAACGCAATAAAAATTAAAGGAATTAATCTTTTCATTTTTTATCCTTTAACGGATTTGCTGCCGCGTCATTTAAAATCTTACTTGCTTCTTTGTCAAACTTACAATCGGCATCAATTGTTTTTGTAACTTCTTTAATTCTTTCTTTGTACACAACTTGTACATCGTGAATCACTTTAGTTTTTGTCTGTACCTTGTTAGCAATTAAAGCATTTGCGCCGTTGCTCTTTTCTTCAGCAACTGCTACCTTAGCTTGCATTTCTTTAATGGCTTCTTGTTGAATAGCGGTTACACCTGCTCCGCCGTACATGAATACGCCTACTAAAATACCGACCCAACTTAATGGTTTGATAAAGGCGTGCCAAGGTTTGAATTGTGGTAGGTGACTCAGAACACCTGATAACAAATTAACTGCGAAAGATCCTCCGGCCAATGCTGGCCAAACCCATAATGGAATATTACCCAATATAATGTTTAATATCCAATTAAACATTTTACCACCTTTCCTTTCTGACGATCATTCCTCTGTTACCATTTCTAATTAGGAACTTGCCGTTAATTTTATTAATCTCGTAGTTACCTAAATACTTTTCTAAAAATGCCACTTGACTTTGACTAGACTCATCTAGCTGTAAACCACCTGGCAAACTATCTTTAACTTCTTCGTAGTCACCTAATGCTAGTAGTTCCATAGCAATAGGACCCGAATAAGGCTTTGACGCAATAATGGTATCGTCATCGTCTAAGGCAACACTTACTGCGCCTTGATCAAAAAACTCTGCCACTACACCATTTTTAATTTCAAGCATACGATTGTCATACTGTTCTTGATCTAAAGGAACATTTTCTGTAATGTTTTCTTCAGTGAACTTATAACCTTTCATATCTTTGTAGTAACGGAAACGCCAATCATAATTGTCTGTTAGTCGACTTACACCGCCTAATAGATCTTTAAGTTGACCTGGAAACTTTTTAGTTCTTTCAAATTCTACAAACACTTGATACTTGCCATCACTTTCTTCACCAGAACTAATGTCTGCGTCGAGAACATACGGATAACCTTTTTCAATAAATTCCATTAGGTCAGCCGCAGGTGCTTTATCACTAACTTTAAATCCAACGACAATAACATCTTTATCATCGCCCATCTTAGAACGATATTGATCAAGTGTAAAGACTTCTGATACAAAGCCCTTAAGATCGTTGGCTCTAAGTCCTTCAAACAGGTGCTGGTTCTTGCGCATCTGGGCCTCCTCCTGTTGCGGACACACCTTGGTCCATTGGTATTTCTTGACTTGCGCCTGCTTCTGCTTGGATCTCGCCTTCTAGTTGATCCTGTTTCAACAGGTCTGCTAGTTTGCGATGTTCTTGGTCTGTATAACCTTGGAACAGGTCTTGTAATAATTTCTTAGGCATTGTAATACCCACTACCCAAACAGGATGTGCGTCAATTTTGCCTTTCTTTGTGCCTGGGCGGAAATCGCTAGGTTTGTGTACTTTGCGTGGTACTAGCAGATTCTCTTTAGCATAGGTTACTTTACAGCCGTAATCTAACAAGCGAGCGCCACCTTCTGGATCTGGCATTTGATGTTCTGGCCACATAAAAGAACAGGTTACAGCATAGCGTGTAACTTCCGGTCCTGATAGTAACTCACCATCTTCCCAATTTTTGTATACATAGATATCCAACTCGTCTAGGACTCTTTCAAAATCTTTAAGGATTTTAAATGAATGATCACTAGCAGTTAGCGTTTGTATGTTTTTAATAATGTCGACTATATCGTGCATAAATGCTCTCAGTTATAGCAATATTTATGCGATTAAAAAAAGACCTATAAGTTACGGTTTTTAAGAATAGGTGATAATTACTTTTGCAGGTCGCTCGCAAAGGAGGCATAATTTGTCTAGAGCAAAACGTAAAGAAAGAGTTGTTATGAACAACAGTCGTAACGACCAACCATCAAATCTGATTCAGATGAATCAATATCTGCGTAAAAAGCAACAAGTCAACATCGTTCCGCGTAATTTATCGCAGGAAACATACTTGGAACAGCTTAAAAACCCCAAGAAATTCATAGTATTTGCCATCGGTCCTGCCGGTACTGGTAAAACTATGCTTGCGGTTCAGATGGCAATTAAACTATTTAAAGAAGGTTCTATAAGTAAAATTATAGTAACCAGGCCAGCTGTTAGCGTAGATGAAGAACACGGATTCCTACCTGGTACTTTAAACCAGAAAATGGAACCATGGACTCGTCCCATTTTTGATGTTTTTGAGGAGTATTACCATCCAAAGGAAATCCAAGAGATGCTAGAGGATGGCGTGATTGAAATATCACCGTTAGCGTATATGCGTGGGCGTACTTTTAAGAACGCTTTTGTTATTGCTGATGAAATGCAGAATGCCACACCATCACAGATGAAAATGTTATTAACCCGTATCGGCGACAACAGCCGTATGGTAGTTACTGGAGACTTGAATCAAGCAGACCGACCAAGAGAAAACGGATTGTTAGAATTCTGCTCATTATACGGCCAAGGAGGTGATTATCGTATGATAGCTATAACAAGGTTTGAGACAAGAGATGTTGAAAGACACCCAGTAGTGAAAGAAGTTCTCAAAATTTACAAGGAACAGGATATCGATTAAGATTACTTAAATTTAGTTTAGTCAAGCGAAACCGCATAGAACCCGACCTGCTCTATGCGGTTTATTTTATTGTAAACGAGCTAGCTTGGCTAGTGTTGCTGACAAGTTAATTTCTGGATCAGCAATTAAAGCGTTATCAACAAGACCTTGCTTGATAATGATAATAGCAGAATCTTGTGTTTCTTCATCATCGCCAAACAATTCAATGTTGTGATACATCCAAGTAAAGATACCTTCCATTTCATCTGGACGAGCTTTAGCGCATAACAATGCCCTAGCTTCTTTGATCTTCTTAGCTTTGAATAGCTCAACCATTTCAATTTTGTAATCGCTAACACCGCTATCTTCGGCTTTAGGATTAATTAATTTGCCATCTACACAATTTTGTTGTAGAAGGTTAATACACTTACGCAAATCTGGATATACACTACGCACATACAGATCAAGTGTATCTAGATCAAAGTCAATACCTTCCTCAACTAAAATAGTTGCGGCACGGGCGGTATATTCAGTTTGGTCAATTGACGCAAAGTGCATCTGTTGACAACGACTGTGTAGTGCTGGAACAACTCTGTTAGGAGTGTTACAGGTTAAGATAAATCGAGCAAATTTAGAATACTCTTCAATAATACCTTTTAGTGAATCCTGTGCGTGTTGACTTAGTCGATCTGCTTCATCTAATAGAACAACCTTAAATGGACCAAACGGCATCATTTGAATGAATGGAACGATCTTATCTCGAATAAAATCAATACCAGTTTCACGACTAGCGTTAACTTCGAGGATATCATATTCTTCAATACCGATCTCGTTCAACAGAACTTTAGCAAGTGTTGTCTTACCAATACCCGGGCTTCCACTTAGTAACAAGTGAGGAATACTACCTTCCTTAATCCAGCCTTTAATCTGTTTCTTTTGAGATTCGTCCCTAAACACATATCCATCGACAGTTGTCGGGCGATACTTCTCAGTCCATAGTTCAATCATGCTCTCAAGCCTTCCAATGTAATGATCTTAGCAATTTCTTGCCCAAGATCCGCATCCTTGTGGATGATATGTAATTTAGTATTTGACTCCGGGCCAATAGTATTAGTATTTCTACCAGAACGATTAGGTGTGCGTGTTTCGATAACAAATCCACCGCTAGCGTGATATATGCTAAAACGCATTGGTTCTGTGCTTATACTTTCACCGGCACTGATAGCTTTTACCATTGCTCTTTCTTTCAAACTAACTTCCTCTCGTTCTTGCTCGGCAGCAACCTTAAGTGACTTAAAAAACCAACGGGCAATAAAGTTAGGTTTCTTTTCTGCTTTCTTTTTTGGGCTAATTACATCAGCCTCTACAGCATATCCTTGTTCCATTACTTCTTTTTTCCTTCTGCTTCTGCTACTCTTTTTCGTAGACTTGATGAACTAAATGAATGATCTCGCCCGTTATAGACAATTTCAATTCCCCGAGTATTACAGATTTGCTTACCTGTAAATTCTTTATCCTTGTACTCAACTCCAAGTATACGCACATCTACGGGCAAAGTCAAAAGAATATCTTCCAGATCTTTTTCTGTATTGTAAACAACAATCTCATCAACAAAACGAGTAGCACTTAGTTGAATTTGTCGCTCTACAATACTTTGAATTGGTTCGTTCTTTTCTGGTCGATCCCACTTGGCGTTATTTTGTAATCCAGCAATAAGATAATCGCAATGATTTTTGGCTTCGCTTAACATAGCAATATGTCCAGCGTGTAACATATCAAACTGACTAAAGGTAATGCCAATCTTTAAACCTTTGTCTTTTAGTTCTTTAATTTTATTGAATATCATTATGATAGTATAGAGGGAAGAACAGGGCTGTGTCAAGCCCTGTTTCGCCAATTAGTTGTAACGGTGATTTAAATTTTCACTTGGCTTTTCATCTGCGGCCATTAGGATAGCATTATTATCTACCCCATGTACTGGAATCTTTCCGTCTTGAGTTTCTACTAGAAACTTGCGTGTCCAACGCCCGTGTTCGATTAAAATCCATTCGCCTACTTTGACATCAAGTTGTTCAGGGCCAACAGCATACACTTGTGCCCAACGAGGTTTAATACCTTCAACCTTTCCGTCTGCTCCTGGAATGATAAGACCGCCTTTAGTAGTTTCTTCTCCAAAGTTCATATTGTAAACTAGGATTTTATCTCTAATAGGTCTTAGTTCTCCTTGTACTGCTGGTCTTAGTCCCATTACTCACCTTTCTGTGTTTTACCAGCGGCATCATGTGCTACTTGGTTATTTTCGTAATACGCAGAAACTTGTTCTTCGCGCTTCTTAACAATCTTACCACCTGGACCTAGTTCGTCTCCGCGAGCATTTAATCTAGCGTTACCTACAGCTGGCATTGTTTCGTTTTTAGCAAGTAATTGATCCATGTCAATTGATTTACCTTGCATTGTTTTTCTAATACTTCCGGCCATTTTATTCTCCTATTTTAAGAATTCTTTTATGTCGAGTTTATATTTAATACTGTCTACTTTATGTACACCTATCAAATACAAGCAATAACTGGCTACGCTACTGCCTCTACCCACACCCCATACAATGTTATTTTCACGCATGGTGTCTACTAAGTATTTAAGATAAAAGAGTAGGTCCATCATATTATGTTGGATAAACAATTCTAGCTCTAAACTAACTCGATCTGTTTGTTCGTCTGTAGTACATTGCCCATATAAAAATTCTATTAAATTTGGACAATAATCTTCTGGCATAAACCATTGTTTTTGGTTACGCTTATCAAATTCTTCCTGGGTTTCTTTGTTTTCTTTGTATAGCTCTAATTTATTAATATGTTCAGCATTTTCAACTACTGCACTATTAAATTGCTTTATCAAATCCGCGTCATCTAATAGCAGACTAGGAAAGTCAGTAAGTTTACCAGAATAGATAGCCGCGACTAAATCTTCTTCATTTACAATAGTTTCATTGAATTTAGTCAGTCGCATACTGACATTATAGCACCTTAATCGCGCTTGATCAAGCCTTCTAAGTTCTTATCAGACTTTTTGGCTAATTCTTTCATGCTTTCTAGTTGACGGCGGCTAAGTTCGGTTTTGTATTCTTCTAACAAAGTTGCGATTTGGATTAGAACTCCGCCACCCATAGTACGAGCGGCAATATGATACTTGCGACCCAATTCTTGGATTTTATTTTCTAGTTCGGTGTCTTTTAGTGTCCGAACATTTTCGGTCAGCGGGTTAAACATTACCAGTCTGTCGTAGTTATCTTAGTCCAAATATGATCAGTTCCTGGTTGTACCCATGTTTCATAACACACATATAAAGTTGTGCTGTTAGCATATATCATTCCTTTAAGATCGCCAGGGGCACCTGTTGAACTAACAGGAGCGGCTAATCTATATGACACAGCAGATGAAGTTGATAATATGTTTGAAAGTGAGGACCAAACCTGTGTAGTTACTGTACTTGCTATGTTAGCGGCAAATATAGAACTAGTACTTGCGATAGTATTAATCTGAATTTGGAGATTGTTGATTTCGTTTGAAGTACTAGTGAACGCATTTTTAATAGCTGCAAAGTTATCTCTAAAACCCTGTGTATCATTAGCCTGTCCTGCTATAGGAAAGGTTTCATCTATTAAACTGCTGTATTGTGTTACTGTACTTGTCATGATAATATTTATCCGTGTAATGTTAACGGGTTTGGCAGGCTGAACGGCTGAAATAAAATAGTATTAACACCACCTTGTAAACTTGCTAGATTGGTATAAGTTCCTGTAGTCCATGCCGAAGTAAGTGAACTTCCGACATACCCAGCTTCGTTCATTAACCCTTTTAGTCCAGCCGCTTTAAGCCAGAACTGTACTTGTTGAGCAGTTATCCATGGGCGAGCTTGTAATAAGCAGGCTATTACTCCTGTTACCTGCGGAGTTGCTTGACTAGTTCCTGATATTTTGTTTAACCAATATGTTGTATTTCTAGGATCTTGAACAGCGGCAGTTATATATGAACTGCTGGACCATGCTCCCATAATTAATGAGCCTGGAGCAAAAATATCTACTCTAGGTCCTGTGGCACTAAAATATGCCTTTACATCATAGCTGGTTAATTCATTATCTAATGCGCCTACACAGATAACATTAGGACAGGATCCGGGGGTAGCACCTTGATGATAAGGTCTTGGAACGCCAGGGTTGTCAGTCATTAAAACATAATTGTTGTAATCAGTTCCAGTAGATCCGGAAAATGTAGTGTCAATCTTGTGTGCGTTATTGCCAGCGGCGGCAACAACAATAATACCTGCGTTTATACAACTTTGAATTTCTGCTTCTACCGTTGTATATCTATAACCAAAACTTCCGTCTCCGCCTTCGGGAGCTCCGATAGTTCCATACTGTGTTGCCGCTACGCCAGTAGTTGTACTAATACTATGAGTAGTACCTCTATAATAACAACTAGTAAATTTTCCTGCTTTGTAATAGTCATTGTAAGCGTAGCTACATGTTACTATTGTTGGTCTTTTGTATCCTGTACTTGTAACAGATTTGCTATTATGGAAAGCTAGAATTGTCTGCCATGCTTCCATTTCATCAACTAGTCCTAATACTCTTCCGTCGGTGATGTCGTGTTCAGTTGTTACTCCGGTTCCGATAATTCTTAATGAGTAGATTGCGGCACCGGGTGCCCAACCATTGGTGTTACCTGCGGCAACTGAAGCACAGTTACTACCGTGACCTTCGCAGTCTCCTAAAAACCCGCCAGTTGGAGCACTAGTAATAATACCGTGTTGTGTCCAATCGTAATTTATAACTCTAGTACCGCCTGTCCCATCTGCCTTAACAGCAAATTCTGGATGACTTGCTTCTACGCCGGTGTCCATAACAATTATGTCAACACCTGTGCCATCTAGATTATAGTTAAATGTATGATTAGTAGATGTATATAAAGTCGTAAAGTTATTTGTACTTGTAGTGCTACGATCTAACCCGTAGTTTCTATCGGTAGATAGAGTAGCTCTAGGGTCATTACTAAAATTTCCAGTGCGTGAAGCATGTCTGCCTTTACGGATGCCCTTGTATAAAATAGGATCTTGCTCTACAATACGAATACGATCATCTGTGTTTAGTAAAGCCGCTTCTTCATCTGTAAGCATTGCTTCGACCGTATGAAGACTACCAGGCATTGGTTTTGTAATTTCAACTACACGATTAGGTATGGTGTCTGACCCTGAAGCAGATTGTAGGTCAGCTACAATTTCTGCTTTTAGATCTGGACTGTCACTGACAACATAATACGGCTTTAGCTCGATCATTTATTAGACTCTAAATGTTCCTGAGAATATAAATAGGTCCCCTGCTGCCAGACTGCTAGCTGCCAATTGATCAAAAAAACAAGCTGCACCTGTTATTATCCAAGACCCTTCCGCTTGAGGATATGTGTTAGCGGTAGTTCTAAACGCCCACTTTCCTGTAGCCCAATCTACAGAAGTAAAAGGCAATGCAAAACTTCCGCTATTATTAGAATTAGAAGTTAGATTAACATAAAAATGTACAACGTTTCCAATTCTTGAATAAAAAGATTTTGTAATGCCACCTGTACCAAGTCCGCTACTAAACGACGGAGTCCAACTGGTCCAATCAGTATAGCTTGGGGCACTTGTAATTTCACTGTAAGCGTAAGACGGTTTTGAAACGGCTTTAGCCCATGCGCTCACATCACTTGCTGGAGCACTACCTGTTGTAACGGTGCCTAAGGCGGTGATAGCTGTAGAACCGACCCAAGTTGATAAGGCTGTATTCTCTACATTACTCAATCCAACTTTTGATTTACTAAGAGTCAACCAAATTGGATCACTATAGCTACCTCCGGTAGTAACTCCGTTAGGTACACTGGTAGTAACTAGCCCACCTGAAGCATCAGCATTGACGCCTGTGCCAAGTTTTAATAAGCCGACGTGCGCTGTTGTAGCCGTTGTATGTGCGTATGGTGAATATGACATTTTTATTTCCTAATTAAATTATTAATTTTATCCAATGAACCAACTGTGGCCGTCGCTCCAAACTGGTACAGCATTAGTACTCCCACCTACATAGGCGGTGCCAAATGTTGTAGCGTAGGAATCAGTTACAAATGCTCGCGCTCCGGCACCGGCAACAGATGCTGATAAGATGGATGTTGCGGTGTATACTCCAGTTTTGACTACGCCGCCGACGTTTACACTACCACTGATTCCTACGCCGCCGTTAACCACTAGAGCTCCACTAGTAATACTAGTTGAGGTAATAGAAGAAGTAATATAGGTGCCAGCTGTTAGAGTGGAATCATTCGATATTGTCACTCCCACTCCTGCTCCACCTATCGCACCCGTTTCTATTACATTTCCTACTGCTATATAATTCTTTATAACGCCGCTAGATTGAGCGGCCGAGGTTAAGACTACTGCGCCTTGACCTTGTAAATTGTTAGACAACCGAGTAGGGCTATTTTCAATTATAGTAATTCCAGTGCCCGGATTAGCATAATGATTTATTACCTGCGGCATATAGTATCCGCTTGTAGTTACTGAAAAAATACCGCTAAACAATTTTAAAAGACTTATCGCATCGAGAGGTGTAATCTTGCCATCTGCATTTGTGTCCAAAGTCGGCCAAACGGAAATAACTGATGTAGATGTATAACTTTGAGTGTTTATTGTATTAGCACTCAACCTAGCCATATCACCTAGGTATATGTTGCCAGTACCGCTTTTTCCAATCGTCATACCCCCTGCCATAGTACCATTGGTATTTGTATCAATTTTAAATACATCTTGCCATGTTATATTGCTAGCATTGGTATTAGTATACTGTATTCTTATTAGGTTTCCACTCAGTTGAGTCATTTGACCTTGCGTAACTCGTGTTGACCACAAATATGGTTGATTCTGCGTCCATGTATCTGCAGTGCCCGAATAAGATGCTCCTGAAGCTAGGGAATATTCATTAGTAAATCCCTCTACAAGCTGATCAAAATCTCCCACTCTTATTATAGAAGGAACATGTAAATATCCCCCTACATACATATTTCCACCAATACCTGCGCCACCAGAAACTTGCAAAGCTCCCGTATTAGTTGAAAATGATTGTGTTACATTAGTAATAGTAAATGTACTTGTAACTGTGACCTGTGTTTGAGACACACTTGTAACAGTAGTAGCAAACAGGGTTCCGCCTACATACATATTTCCGCTAATGCCTACACCGCCATTTACTTGTAATGCCCCAGAAGAAGCAGAAACTGACTGCGTTCCTGAGGCAGTAACTATTATAGCCCCACCTCCAATTTTGCTACCTGCTATGCTGGTAATCCAACTGGGATCAGCATAGTTACCTGTTGTAACAACACCATTGGTTGCAACTACGGTTCCACTTAGTTTACTACCACTTAATGAAGTGATCCAACTAGGATCAGCATAACTACCTGATGTAACAACGCCATTAGTTGCTACTACAGTACCACTTAATTTACTACCACTTAATGAAGTGATCCAACTGGGATCAGTATAGCTACCTGATGTAAGAACTTCATTAGGAGCACTAGTAGTTACAATGGTACCGTCGCTTTGTCCGCCAACACCTGTTCCTAATCTAACAAGTCCAACGTGTCCCGTTGTGGCTGTTGTATGTGCGTATGGACTGTATGACATTTAAATCCCCAAGTGTGTTTTGATTTCTTCGATTTTGAGATCTAGTTCCTTAATTGCTTCGATTAATAGGCCTGCTAATTTTTCATAAGCAACGGCTTTGGTACCGTCTTCTCTAGTACCTACTACTTCTGGAAGAACCGATTCAATTTCTTGAGCAATAACACCTGTGTCTGATCGACGAACAAAATATCCATCTTCACCGCCTCGAGAATCAATGTAACTTTGAATCCAATCAAAGTAAACACCATTAACTGATTTAACTTTGTTTAAAGCATTATCGATGTTACGAATATTTTCTTTTAGGGTACGATCTGAAGTATAATACCCTGTGATGTTGTTAGTAGCACGGATTTCACCAGTTGTACCGGAAGCTGCAGTACCAATACCTAAACTACTTATTTGTGTGCTACCTAAGCTACCAACAGTAGTTATGTTACTAGATCCTGCCCAAGTTGATAATGCTGTATTTTCAACAGCACTTAACCCGACTTTAGTTTTACTAATTGTTAACCAACTAGGATCACTGTAACTACCTGATGTAACAACGCCATTGGTTGCGACTACAGTTCCACTTAGTTTACTACCACTTAATGAAGTGATCCAACTAGGATCACTGTAACTACCGCCAGTAGTTACTCCGTTAGGAACGCTAGTTGTAACTAATCCGCCAGAACCGTCTGCACTAACACCGGTACTTAATTTTAGTAACCCGACGTGTGCTGTTGTAGCTGTAGTATGTGCGTATGGATTGTATGACATTCAAATCTCCTTAAATTACAAACCAGTTTGAACCGTTGCTATACAATGTATATGATCCGTATGAAATGTTCAACACTAGGTTCGACGCACCATCGATTGTACCTGTAGCTGGTGTAATTGTAATATTATTAGTTGAAGCCGCACCGCTTTCATCTTTAATGTGTATAATACGACCTGTTTGAACTGCTGGTAATGTTAATGATACCGCACCTGAATAGTTAACACCAACAAAAGTGTTTGTGCCAATTGTCGCACTTGCTGAACCAACACCTTGGTATCCGCCTTGTAAAGTGGTAAACTTACCAGAACCTGCTGTAGTAGCACCAATATTCATATTATTGATGTTACCTTGCGTAGCAGGGTTAATTGTTGCTGAACCAGTTCCTGTTGGAGCAATACTTACACTTGCGTTAGCAGGGTTTAAAGTAACAGTACTACTGCCAGTTAATGTACCACTTGCTGTCAAGTTACCGTTAACTGTTGTAGTACCCGAAGCATTACCTATGCTTAGTGTTGTAGCCGCACCAAATGCGTTAACAGTTGTTGCTACTGTATTAAATACGTTTTGTGTTGTAGCAGAACCTAAAATTGTACTACCAACAGTTAATGTACTAGCACCAGCACCGATTGCTAATGTAGTAGCGGCACCTGCAAAGTTCATTGTAGTTGCTACTGTGTTGTATAAGTTTTGTGTTGTTTGACTACCTAAAACTGTACCTGGATTTAATGTTAAATTACCACTAGAGTTACCTAGAGTAATTCCAGAACTTGCAGCTCCAAATGCGTTAACAGTTGTTGCTACTGTATTAAATACGTTTTGTGTTGTATTGGCGCCTACTAGTGTACCTGGGTTCAATGTAAATGTAGCACCTGTTGTAGCGCCAATTGATAAAGTAGTTGCCGCACCACCAAAGTTAATTGTAGTTGCTACTGTATTAAATACGTTTTGTGTTGTATTAGCTCCTACTAGTGTACCTGGGTTCAATGTAAATGTAGCACCTGTTGTAGCGCCAATTGATAAAGTAGTTGCCGCACCGGCAAAGTTCATTGTAGTTGCTACTGTGTTGTATAAGTTTTGTGTTGTTGCGCTACCTACCACTGTTGGGCTACGCAAGGTCATTGTACCACTTGCGTTACCGATGTTAACTGCTGTACTTGCTCCTCCGGCAATGTTAACGGTTACTGCGTTAGTATTGAATAATGATGCTGTACCTGCGTTAGATGTAACGATACTTGGGCTAGCACCATTCATGTTTAATGTAGTACCGTTGGTCATTGTCAAGGTTGGATTTCCAACAGTTAATGTACCAGTCGCGGCACCTATACTTAACGCAGTAGCTGCACCACCAAAGTTAATAGTTGTTGGAGTTGCGTTGAATAGTGTTAATGTTGAGTTAGGGTTTTCAATTGTTGCGTTCTTTAGGTTCATTGTACCTGTTGCTGCACCAATGTTAACGCTAGTAGCGGCACCAGCAAAGTTAATAGTAGTTGCTACTGTGTTGAATAAGTTTTGTGCAACCTGACTACCTAAAATTGTGCCGGGGTTTAATGTTAGGTTACCACTAGAGTTACCAACTGTTAATGCTGTGCTTGCCGCACCAAATGCGTTAACGGTAGTTGCTACGGTATTGAATACGTTTTGTGTAGCCGCTGTGCCAACTAGTGTACCGCCAACTGTTAGCGTACTTGACTGAGCACCGATTGCTATTGTACCAGCCGCACCCGCTAGGTTTAATGTACCAGTTAGCCCTGTATTAAACAGAGCCAATGTGCCATTAGTAACACTAGTAGAAATAGTAGGGTTGTTGATTGTCAGCGTACCAACACTACTTGAACCTAATGTTAATGCTGTGGCAGCACCACCTATGTTTAATGTAGTTGCGTTAGTGTTAAACAATGCACCTGTTGTTTGATCAGTTGTTAGCGTACCGCTAGTATTAAGAGCTAGCCCGCCTGTAAATGTTGCGGCACCTGCTGTTAATGTTCCGCCGGTTACAGCAAATCCAGCAGTACCTATGTTAATAGTACCATCACCTGCGGCTTGTATGTTTGTACCAATTTTAACAGTACCAAGTACTGTTGAAGTAGCAGTTGTACCTGCGGCCACTACTTCATTAAGTCGTGCCGCGGCAAATCCGCCCGCAGTTGATCCGTCTTGTACCACAAGACGGTGGTTAGTTGTATCGACTACTACTTCAGCTAGTGCTCCTGTGAAGCTGGCAATCTGTGTCGAACTGCCTCGTCTAAATTGTACTTGTTTTGCTGACATTAAAAGCTCCTGTTACTTTCCTGTTAATTTTTACATTGATCCTGGCGCTGCATCTATTTCCCAATCTTCTGTCTGATCTGATACAGTTGGATCGAGAACATCTGTAATATTACCCCAATCTTGACTAATAGTAGGATCAATTGTGTCTATTACGGTTGACCATGTTTGGTCTATTGGAATAGTTGAGAATCCAATTAAATCGTCTATTTGCGCTTTGGTATAATAGTTTGCTAATATACTATTTATTGATCCAGCCCCTGCGCCTGCTGTTATGTATACTGTTGCTGTTGTTGGACCGTAGATTTGACCGCCTACAAATAGATCCTGTCCAATTCCTACGCCACCTGTTACTACTAACCCGCCAGTAGTTGTGCTGGTACTGTTTGTAGCAGTTGTTACGGTTACATCGACAAATTTACCACGTGCTGGGCTTACTAGACCTATATCGACACCGTTCAACCCACCACCACCTACGCTGATAGTCTGCGCTGTTAAGTTAGTGAAACTACCAGCAGCCGGTGTTGAAAGACCAATTGTTGTATTGTTTAATCCGCCACCTGCTACATTTAATGTTGTAACAGTTAGAGTACTAAATCTACCAGTTGAGCTTGTTACGGAGCCAATTGTAGTATTATCAATTGTTCCGCCAATAAATGTTACGGTGTTTGCGCTCAATGTAGTAAATCTACCCGATGCGCTAGTAACATTGCCTACACTAACTCCGTTTAACCCGCCCCCACCTACACTAATTGTATCGGCTGTTAGAGCAGTAAATGTACCCGCGGCTTTTGTTACGGTACCGATTGGAGTACCTTGAATACTGTTAAAATATGCTGTAGCGTTTGTAGCAGATACTGTAGCACCGCCTACATACAAGTTACCACCAATGCCGGCTCCGCCATTTACAACTTGTAAAGCACCGGTTATTGTTGATGTTGCCTGTGTCGAATTTTGTACAAATAGTTGTCCTCCAACATTAGCATTTAATAAAATACTTGCTCCGCCACTTACTTGTAGTGCGCCTGTGCCTAATCCAGTTGATGGGCTAGTGTTAACAACATAGGTCGGGCCGTATGTTGTTAATTGTCCGCCAATTTGGAAATTACCATTAGCAATAGTTAAACGCCCAAATGGATCTAATGTTAATGTACCGGCTGCAGTTGAAAGTGTTCCGCCAGCTAGCTGAAGATCACCAACAGTAATGCTTGTTGGATTGACAACGGCGTTATTAACACCGTCACTAATTGTTAAACTTTGTAAACTTGATAGGTTAATATTAGCGGCACCAAATGTTACAGCTCCAGTTCTTTCATTAACTAGAAAACTATCGCCAACACGGAAGTCACCATTTTGATCAAATGTTTGATAATAGACCTTACCACCATTAGTTTGAATAACTTCGTTGGTCTGTATTGCTAAACTTACGTCATCGGTTAAGTCTCCACCTGAGCCAATAAAGCTCATATTAAACGCATATAGTTTTAGGTCAGTACCAGTGCCATTGGCTACAACACCTCTGTTACCAAACACAGCGGCTGATCCAATACAGCGCAACTCTGCGCCAAACTGATGATAATCGGCTAAGATAATTTTAGTAGCAGTACCACCACTGCTAGAACGAATGTTTTGAACTAATATATAATCGTCAACGACTGCGGTACCTTCGAAGTGTAATAACAATACGGTATCGGCATCGTTAACTAACATTGATGTAGGAGTACTAAATGATGCTCCAGTATAGCGTCCTACATTACTAACTCTTACATCGTCGAGATAACCTATTAACCCGTAAACTCCATCTCCACCAATATCTAATGGATCGTTATTACTGATATTACTTGTTACATTAATACGAGCATCTACTTGCGTACCGTTAACATATAAGGCTACTGTAGTTCCATTTTTTGATAATGCTAAATGTGTCCATGTGTTAGTAGGGATCGCTCCAGATCCATTTAATGTAAATGTTCCGTGTCGAGCATTAGGAATACCACCACTCAAGAATAATCTCACTGCTGTACTATCGGTTGCTCCTTTTACAAGAACATATTGTACTCCAATTTGAACAGTTTGATATACCCATGCTTCGTAAGTATAATCGCTAATTCCAATTGCTATAGATGTATCATGTAATACTTCAGCGTAGCTAGCTGTGTTAGCAATGAATAAACTTTGTGTACCTGTCCATGCGTGTGCTGTGCTAGTAGTTGCGCCGCCGTACAACGATACAGTCTTAGGTGTACGATCAAATACTGTAGCAAATCCATATACAGGACCATTTAAATAAACATAGTTGCCTGTTGTTGTAGCAGAAATAGTTCCTTGAGCAAGAATATTACCAACTGGATCTTTATAAGTGATAGTATCATTTACATTGAATGTTCCGCTAACACCACTTAATCTTACTTTAGTTTTACCTACTCCTCCTAGACCAACCGTGCCTGCTTGTGCGGTAACTGCTGTATTAGCAAAATATGAAAAACCGTTTAGTAATTCAGCACGAGCACCGTTGGTCAAATAAAACGCATTTGCGTTTGGAACAATACAGGTTACTTCGTTGAATAATAGTGCTGGCTCTAAACTTGTTGGGTCAAGAACAGCACCGTCGATATAGATACCATTACCAGCATCACCTGCGGAATATCCGTAAGGGTCGCTTGGACTTGTTGTAGAACCTTGTGTAATTACAGATATTCTTTCAACATACGGGCTCTTAGATGTAATTTTAGCACCTGGAGCAAATTGAACAGCATAGCCTGGTTTATAGAATCCACCAATGTTTAGATCACTTAGCATTGACTCGCCATTCATTAAGAATGCTGACTGTGTATTAGTTGCTGTAGTAGCTCTAATAGTTGTAGATCTAAGTCCACTACCTAAAACAGTTGTACCTGTAGAAATGGTCATTGGGAATGTTTCGTAGAATACACCTGGACCTACTAAAATTGTATCTCCTGTTTTTGCTTGAGATAATGCGTATCCTAAAGTTTTAAATGCGCTTTGTAATCTACGACCGTCACCTGTTGTATCGTTACCAGTTGTTGAAACAATCCATGTATTTGGATTAAATGACATTAAGTCATATCCGCCTACCTGTAGATCTCCAGCAATATAAGCACTACCACCAATTCTTGCGTTTTTGGCAATGCCAACACCGCCTCCAAAAGTTACACCTGCGTTAATTAAACTTGTAGCATCTTGTGAATTTAAGAATTGTACTGTGGCGTTAGTATAGTTACCATTGGCTCTGTTAGTAACAATACTCAGTGTATCACTGTTAGTTAAAGTAAAGCTAGCATGTGGACCGTACAATGTACTCGTACTTAACGATAGGCCGTCACCGGCAACAGACATGTTAATTTGTGTCAGCACTCTTTGAGTGTTGTCATAAATCTGCGGTCCGTGAATAGTATTACTAGCCGTTACATCACTAAATGTAACGCTTGAAGTTGTATACAAATACTGGGGAGTATCTACTACGCCAGTAGTTGGATTATATAATAGAGAACCTCCGGGAGCCATTGACCCTGGTATAATTCTTGTTGCTAGAGGAGCGGTAGCACCAGTTGATCCTTGTGGACCAGTTGATCCAGTAGCACCTGGTGCGCCACGGAAACCAGTAGCACCTGTAGAACCTTGATCTCCATAACCGGTAGCACCAGTTGAACCTAGATTTCCTTGCTGTCCAGTAGCACCTTTAGGTCCAGTAGCACCTTGTGGCCCAGTTGTTCCAGTTGTTCCCTGAACACCAGTAGCACCAGTTGCTCCGGCACCAGTTGCTCCCTTAGGACCTGTAGCGCCTAGTGAACCAGTCGCGCCCACGGCACCAACTCTAATTGTTCCAGCAACAAAGTTTCCTAAATCCTGCGCAGTAATCTTTACAGTTTTGCCTGGAATACCGGTGTTAATATCCACATCAACGGCAGGGAAAATTGTCGCTGTCGTTACGCTGTTAATATAACCTAAATTACTAATGGTACTCATCTATTACTCCGCAGTTAATATATTTCCGTCATCGAAGCTCCACAATACGCCATCTGCGCCTGCCAAGTCGTTTTCGCCTGCTGGAAGCGGAACAACAAGACTGTTTCTTGGGAACTTGAGATATTTAGCTGTATCTGAATCTAGTGTTTGCTCCACTACAATTCTATCAACTTCGAAGTCTAATAATTTAAAATCAAACCCTGTTAATTGTATTTTTCTAACAACACTAGCACCTTTGCCAGGTTGTGCGTAGCAAATAGGTACAGCTTTAATGAAGCCTAATGGGGCTCCTGTGTCTTTTTGTATGCTGTTCATGAACTTAGGACGCAATAGTTCATCAACTTGTAATGGCTCGCCGTTAATAGGAGTAGATTCTAAACTTAGACGCCAGTTATCTACAACATTAGGATATATGGTAGCAGTTTTACCATTTACAGTAATTCCTACAGATTTAGCGACTCCGTTAACAGAAGAGCTAGCATCGATAATATCTACATATACTAGTTCATAAAGTGTGTTGCCAGCGATGTCTGTTGCTGGTACATACTTAACATCACCAAAATAGAAACGCTTATTATAGAAATATTGTTGTAAACTGATTACATAATCTGCTAAATCTAATTTTTGGATACCTGCTTCTATTAACAATTTAATTTGATACTGAATTCCGAACGCAGGATCATATGGTCGATAGATGTCATCTTTGGCAAATAGTGTTTCACTAGTAATAAAATTTCTGTAGTCAATACGGCGATCACGATTCATAAAAGGTTGAACATACATATTAGTATATGGTGTTAAATCGTAATCATTAATTTGAATGTAAAAGTCTCTAGTAACTGCGCTTAGGTTATAACTGTCTTTAGCCTGAGCAGTAAATTGATACTGTCTATCAATTGTTGTTGTATGATTATCTAGATAAAATGTATTTCCGTCGATGTAGGTTAAACTGTTATAAGGAATCTTTCCAGCAATACTTCCGTCAATGTTTAATGTCATTCCCGGAGGTAATTCACCGTTTATTAATGAGTACTGAACTCCAATATCGGCACCTATGTGATGTGCTTGAATAAACAATTCACTTTGATAACCAGAAGCAATCGCTCCTACTAATGGACTAGTATCCCAAGCAATTTGACTTTCGATATTACCTTTTAAAGATATTGTAAACACGCGATCTGAATATACACTTGTTCCATAGAACGAGTCAGTTTTAGTAACTCGCATTGTAAATTTGTAGCTCTTGCTGTAGGCAGGCATATATGGTAACTGTCCATATAGGTCACCATTTATGTTATTAAGATTGAATCCGGGAGGGTGCTCACTCAAACTGCCGATGAACATTGTTAGTCCGTCGGTTAATGTAGTTTGTAATTGATTGCCGGTATATGTTGTAACGATTTCGCCAGTTACTGGTACTGTAGTACGCACAGGATCATATTGAACTGTTAATTGATAGTATCCGTCTGGTTCACTTGGAGTTGGAATTACAGAAGCAATTTGATATAGTTTAGTGTCGCTATTTGTCATAAAATCTGACAAATAGATATATTGTCCTACTTGGGGTGCGCTAGTTGCTCCTCGAATCCAAATGACAGTATCTCCGGATCTATTTGTTGTTTGGTTAGGTCCAATGTTATAAACTTGGTTACCGTAAAAGTCGAAACGACTATCTGCCAAACAGCGTATTTCTGGATTGACTTTATTGTCCCATGTAAATGCTACTGGTCCTTCATCTGGGAAAGGATCGTATTTGTTTAATTCGACTACTTGATAATTGTCAGCTCTACGAGATCCTAAGTTAGCAGGACTTAACCATGTTGGGGTAAACAACGGACTAATGTTAGCAAAATAATCACTGTCTGCTCTAATCCATGTTGTATCAACTTTAAACATGTTGTGATCTAATAATAAGATCTTAAACAATCTAGTGTTAGTAGCAAAGCCGTCTGTTGCTGTAATAATAAATTGATATGTTTTAGTAATAAATTTAGGTTTAATTACTTGACCATTTATTAAGTCTACAAAATCGTATGGAAAATTATCATAGCTGTCTGAGTCAAAACCTGTACTAGGAGTTTCGTCTGTATCAGTGTCTAATATCTCATCAATATAACCTGATAATCGGCCATCTTCATCTAATGTAAGTCCGGGAGGCAATGTGCCGTCTCCGTCAGCTATATAGAATCGAACTTTAGTTGCGCTGTTAGTAACATTAGCATCTGCTGTAAATTGATAGTCTACTATCTGTTGATTAACAGTATACTGTTCGCCACTAGTTCCTATAGCAATAAATCCTTCGGGTGTTAACCACACAGGACTGCGAGGGCCTTCAACATTCATACTAAATGTTCTATCAGCGACTCCGCTTGAATTTTTAGCACGAATAACAAAATTATTTTGTACTACATCTGACACAGCAAATGGACTGCCAAAAATATTTACAGAGTTTGTTGTAGTAGTAGCTTGCCAGTTAATACTGTTAAACGAAATGCTTGAATTGTGAGTAGCTGTACAAATATAATTTACATTATCGTATAATACTTTGTCTCCAACATTATACTGAGTAGTAGGACTCCATGTAGAATTGACCAGTAATAGTCCAGGTGGTAATGTTCCTGTAATTACAGAAAAGGTTACATCTTGACCTACATATTCAATGGGCAAGTTAAGTGTAGTTTCTTCTGATACTGTTCCTAAGAAACCAGTTGGAGTTAACCATTTTGGTGCTGTCATGTGTTATAGCCTAAATAAACTTACCTTGGCACGCCAGGTAATCGGATTACCAACTGCGGCATTGCCTACAGGATTTTTCATTCTTACATTAATGTTTGATCCTGATATATCAGCAGTTAGATCCCATTGAGCAGACCCAGTTGTACCGTCTGTTCCAAACGCAATTGGTCCTAGTCCTACAACTGTTGCGAGATTACCTGCCCATGTTACTGCGTATCCGGCAGCAACATCGTCAGTTTGATTGGCTTCGTTAGTTGCGCTAACATCTATAGTTGCGCTTCTGTAAACTGTTTTGTCAAAACTGAATAGCACTTGTGTACCAGTTGTTAGTATAGTTCTTCCTGTGTAACTTACAATATCTACACTCGGAGCATTAGTTTGATCTAAAACACTAACAGTACTACCTGCGTTAGTTCCTGTTGAACTAATAGTACCATCATCGGCAATTATAATTCCTACACCAGCTTTAACTCCACCTAGTGCACTTGTGGTTGCTGGAGTTAAAACAAATCCGGACGATGTACTTAGGACAGCAAAGTTAGCATTAATTTTATTAAATGCTGTTCTTAAGCTATCACCGTTTCCAGCATTTGCGCTAGACCCTGTGTTAATAAATTGAACAGTAATAGCCATTATACTCTCCCTACAACAACTTCAATTACGCCAGGAGTAACCGGATCGTCATATGCCTCTAGTGCTTTGCCTATTACACTTCCTGGTAACGGAGCACTATCGCCGGACACATTACTCCATGCTGTTGCTATTCCGTGAAACCCACTAGCTACCATTAAGTCACCTTGGTTAACTGGACCAATTACCTTACAAGGAACACGACCTAACAACGCAACATAAACTCCCTCTGGAATATCGCTACCCATCATATAAGCAGGAGCTGTAGATATAACTCCAGCCACTGCTGTGTCCATAACATTTATTGATATTGTAATTTCATTTTTCCCGCCAAATGATACCACAGTTCCTGGCGCATAATCGGCATCAGGTACATATTTTTCCGCAACGTCCTGATACTGTGCAGCAGTAGCAGTTCCTCTAAAATAAGTTGCGTAGGCGTCTCCGTTGATTCTTATGTCTTTGTTAAATGCCGCTCCGCCCGATACAACTAACGCACCAGTAGCAAAATCGTTAGTTGCGGTAGTAGTATCAGTGATACTAGTAGCCCCGGCAATAATTGCAGTTCCGCCAACTCTGATCTTTTTAGCAATTGAAGCTCCGCCTCCGACAATCAATGCTCCACTAGCATTGGCACTGGCTTCGGTAGTATCAGTTACTGTCACTGCGCTGCCTGTGATTGAAAAAGAATTGCCATCTCCGGCAGTTATTTTTAATCCGGTGCCGTTGCCAAACTGAAGTGTTCCTAGGTTAGGAGTGTTAGCAGTATCGTTAGTTAGAGTAATAGTATTAGCGGTCATTCCGCTAATATATCCAATAACTGAAGATTTTATTTTAGTAGTCATTTTTATTCACCTGCCTTCTTTAATAGATCAACTTCAGCTTTAAGTTCTTTTATAGCTTCGATCAATAATGGAACCAGTTGTTCGTAACGAACTGCTAGTGTACCATTGTCTCTTGTTGCTACTGCTTCTGGAAGAACTTCTTGTATCTGTTGAGCAATTACTCCAGCCTCCCTTCTTTCTTGATCTTTTCCTTGTGCCTTATCATTCCAGTTAAATGTTATACCACTTAATGATGTTACTTTATTTAAAGCTCCTGTAATTGATTCAATCTTAGTCTTTAATGTAATATCTGAAGTGTAAAACGCTGTAATGTCACCGCCTGCTGTAATTGAACCAGCAACAGCAAGATTATTATTACTTGGAGCTGATTCACCAATACCTAAGCTAGCAACTTGATATTGGTTGCTAGTATTCAGCGAATTAGCTGTTGTAGCTGTAGTAGCATTAGAAATCGTTCCTGACGAAGTTAAGTAACCTTGGTTAGTTACATAACTTTGTGTAGCATAGCTACTCAAATCTGGAGGAGTATACTTAAACTTACCTGTTGAGTTGTTGTATGATATGCTACCGGATCCGCTTGCGGTTCCTGGAGAATCTATACTTAACGCACCTAATCCTATGTAACCTTGGCTACCTACCCAAGTTTGATCAGCAATAGTTACCCTAGTTGGTCCACTAGCTTGTGTAACATACAAATAGCTACCGTCCCATTCTACAGCACCTGATACTGCGCTTGTTAATAAAGATCCGCTAGCAAATTTTAAAGGAGCTCTTGTAGCGTTACCTGCTCCTAATGCTAATGTTGCGGCGGACAATGTTACATTACCTGTAAATGTTCCACCACTCTTACGCATCTTGTCAGCTTCGATATAATCTAATGCCGCCTGTACTGAATTGTGTCCTGAAGCATACGGAGGATTAGCACCTGCTGGAATAGTTCCGCTAACTGCGTAATCTGTATTAGCCGCAGTAAACACATAGTCTTTATAACCGTCAATTTCAGCATAAATGATATCGCCGGCATTTAGTGTGCTTAACATTCTAAACGAAGCGTACACACTAGATCCATCACCACCTGCTGTTTCTGTAAAGTCAGTTCCAACTATTTGTCTTACACCGTCAATATAAACACGAAGCTGTCCGGCTCCTGGAGTATATGTATAACCATATGTTGGGAATGTAAAGTCTAAGTGTGTTCCGTCAGCAGTAAAAGTATAGTGTTCACTGTTGATTAGTGTTCCAGAAGGTCCACTTCCACTACCGCCACCACCTGCTCCCCAATAGAAGCTAGATCCTCCGCCAAATGTTAACACAGTACCAACTGTACTTGCGGATGGTAACAAGTTTAATAATGCTGTTCCAGCATCTCCTGCTCCAGTACCACCTTGTGTAATTGCTAATGGTGTTCCTAATTCTAAACTATTGGCTTGAATATCTCCACTAGATCCAGTAATAGTAATGTTGCTACCAATATGAACTGTGTTAGTAACAGTCATTCCTGATAGTCTAGCATCGTCTGCTGCAATTGCTCTAGTGTAGATATTATTCAATCTTCCACCGCCACTGGTACTCTTAGGACGACCTAAGTTAGCACCAGTTGAAGGAACACCGTCATCTGGTCCAATGATTTCTGGGTTGGCACTAATTGCGCTCATTACCCATGTTCCAAAGAAATTACCGTTACCACTAGTACCAGGTGTTAATGTCTTGATATAAACATTATTAAATCGTTTAGCACTTTGTCCAATGTCTGAGCTTTCATTTGCTTCTGGGAAAATAGATCCACTGTTGTCTACAACAAATGTACCGTTAATATTTCCAACAGCATCTCTTTGTACAATAGTACCATTGCTTGTTGCTGTATTTGCCTGTACATAAGTTTGAACAGCCATACTACTTAATAAGGCAGTTGCCTGAGTAGCAGTTCCGTCAAATGTATCGGCATACACTCTCTTCCATCTTAGCGATGAAGTACCTAAAGTAACACCTCTAGCATCAGCTGAACCGAACGATGGGTTTAGGTTACCTGTTAGAGATTGACGACCATCTTTAGTTAATGCTTCTAAATATGTTACAACAGTACTTGAACTTAGTATACCAACATTAGATGCGTTAACAGAAGTTGCTCCTAGGATACCACCTTTCAATCCGCTAGGATCTGTGTTAGCAGGTATCTGTCTTAGTTTTTCTAGAGGAATACCGCTAGATTGTGAAGTAGAAGTAGATAGTGTTACCCATCCTTTGTCAACAGCAAAAATTGTAGGATCATAAGCACTTAGACCTAACCAGTTTTGTATCTGTTGTTGTGTACCGACTGGACTTGTAGCAGTAGTTGATGCTCGTGTCATCAATAGTTTATATTGACGAATCTGAGCGCCACTGTTTACATGGTAGTCTGTGATCGGATTGTTGCCTTCATTTGGACTACCAGCCGCACTACCAATTAATTTAATTGTTAATGTGTTAGCAGTTCTAGTAAATGCTACATCACTACCAACTCCGCTACCATTGCTAGTAGGAGTATTACTAGGCAATCGAACATCATTAGATAAGTTAACGACTTGTCTAGTAGCGTTCCAAATTGGACGATCGGTTGTTGTATTGATTGATAGGGTAGTAGCACTAAAACCAACTAGGTCGATATCAGACGGTGATGTAAATGTTACATCACTTAGTGTAGACAATTGTCTATAACTATCTACCCAACGCTTAGTTGGAACCAGTAAAGCAGGATCTCCTGCTACCGGATCAGCACTAGCCCATAATGGACCTTGCATCTTACCCCACTCTGGATGAGTTTCGGTATTATTGCCGTTAAAGTATACTGAGTTAGTACCATTGATCGCAACAGTACCACCACCGCGACTGCTGTCAATAAATCCGCGAGTAACAGCATCTTGAGGATCAGTTCCTGGATTCTTCATACCTTGAATTGGATGAAGAGTACCGTCATCTCCCATCATGCTGATCTTACCGTTCATGTTCAATGCGCCGCCACGATCTAAGTAGCCAGGACCAATTAATCCCTTAACAGTTGGAACGCCAGCACGGTCAGTACCTAATCGTCTTTCAACAAATTGTACAATGGCACGCTCTGTAGGAACAGTACTGTTAGACTCACCGGTCATTGATGGATCAGCACTGAAGTTATCAATTAACTGACCTTTCTGTAGTTTAATACTTGGTAAGTTAGACAACGCAACTGGAGCATTTAAATTGATTGTGCCATCTGACTGACGAACTTCTAATAGGTAACCTACGTTGAATGTACCGTCTTGGTCAGTTGTTACGAAGAATACACGACCTTTATTAAGTTCGCGTACTTCGATATTAATGTCTTTGAATGGAGCATTTCTAGGAGGACCATACAAATCATTTGGAATCTTACTATCAGCATAACCGCCAGTACCAACATCAACTAAGTCATGTGATGTAGCACGAAGTGTAGAAATACGCTGTGTTAGATAAGCATTTTGATTTTTCTGTATACCAGCGTACAAGTTATCAGCCATCATCTCAACTGGTAATCCTGCTGGAGTTTGATTTACACCATACTGGTTAATTCTTTGAATATCAATTTCTGCCCATGCTTGCCCAGTTACTGCAGGTGGACGATAAGCGGTAATCTTGAATAAGAATCCTTCGTAACCAAATACATAGTAATAAGGCACACTTGACGCTAGTCCTGCTAGTACACGAGCAGAGTCAAGAGTTTTAAGTTGGTTAATCTTAACAGTAGTACCACTTTGTAAGCCGGCAACTTTTGCGGTGTTAATACCTAGGTTACCTGTTGGGCTAAATGTTGGTGCCGATGCCAAAGGTCCATTGGAGCCATTATTATCTGAAGTGTATCCAACGCCAGAGTCTACAACTGATACAGATTTAATTACGCCGGTTGAATCAGCGGTAGCAACAGCTAGGGCAGGTTTACCGTAGAATGTAATAGCAGTATTAGCAGTTAATCCCTTAATTGGAGTTTGTAATCCAATTCGAGTTGGGCTACCTGTACCTGTGTTAACCCATGTAACAATATTGTTATTAATAACACTATCGGCACTTGTAGCAGTCATACCTACATGGATAGGACCGCTGGCACTGGTAATGATAACGCTTGATGTTGTAGCTAATGAATCTTGATTAGCACTTAACGCATTATTTGCAGTAACTGTAGTAGGAGTTCTGAAAGTAATATTAACTTTAGAATTAGCAGTATATCCAGTACCTCCGGTATAAGTTACACCGTATACACCTTGACGGTATGTACTTTCAACCCAAGGCTGAATTGATACATAGTTATAAGGTACAGTACTTGTAACGATTGTAATATCGTTACCTTGATAGGCAGTATTAGAAATCTTATAAATTGTTTCTGGATCTTCGCTATAGTCATAAACGACACTAGCACGAGTTAGAACACTTGGGTTAAATCCGTTAAATTTCTGTTGATACTTAACACGATAAGAACCATTTAACACTTCTCCGTTGTTCATAGTAGCGTACCATGAATTGCCGGTTGTGCTTAAACTTAATAGATAGTAGTTAGCAGGTGCGCCTACATCTGTTATTTTAGTAGCAGAAACAATAGTATAAGTCTGTCTTATACCATAATGGTTTACTTCAACTTCACTTAAACTGTAAGGAACAAATCCTGGGAATGTTGCGTAAACACTAGTTGCTCCCTTAACGTTAGTATATCCGCTGTAGTTCTGAAACTGAACAATTTGTTCAGTATCATCAGCGTTAGTCATATTGATAGGAATTTCTAACGGATCACTATTTTCAGCAATTAAACCATAGTTACCATATGCGCTAGATCCCGTAATACTACGAACCTGCGCACCATTTAAAGCATAGTATGAACTATAGCAGTAATAGGTAAACATGGAAACGTTTTCCATGAAGCCGCCGTTGGTTACAAAAATACCATAACCTAAGTCGTTCATCTGTGTAAAGTCGTTAGCCAACATAGAACGATTACCAGCAGTAATACATTCAATTGTTGTAGGAAGTGTTCCGATGTAACCTGCTATAATTTGAACAGATTGATTGTATCCTGAACCAAACCAGTAACTTGGTGCTACAGCGTAACCACTACCTGTATTGCTAAATGAGATACTTGTAATAGCACCGTTGCTGTCGACAGTCTGAACTGTAGCCGCTGCAGTTGTACTGCTTGGTGAGAAGTTAATAGCGCATCCTGATGCGTATCCAGAACCACCACTAATAATGTTGTAGTTTGATTGATCAACATTACCATTATCAGTTAAGTTAAATCCAATTATAGCACCACCGACAACTACGTTAACAGCAGTAGACACATAGCCAACACCGTTTGTTCCGCTAGTAAAATCTACACTTGTTCCAGATAGTGCTCCTGATGGTCCGATAGTAATTTGACCGGCAGCTTTAATACCCCCAGATACTGTTGGGCTACCAAAACGTACTGGAACTGTTAAACCACTTGAGCTAGTCTTAAAACCACTTGCTGTAATTCTAGCAGAATATATACCGCCTGGTTTAGCAGGATTTAAGTTTAGTAAACATTGATAAGTTCCGTTACCTGACCCGTCATCTTGATACTCGCTAATAAAGTCAACTTCATAACGGATACCATTATTCACAAAGAATGTTGGACATTGTGGCTTACGAATTAGACCATTAACTAAAATTTGAGTTAGCGTACCTGTTTCCACATCTGCTCTGGCAGTTGTTTCAACGGTGTTCATTTGTAAGTTACCAGTGAATCCGTCTACAAACACACCTCCGGCAAATACATGCCTATTTTTACTACGGCTAAATGATGAAGCTGTTTGTGTATAAGGAGACTTGGCAAGAATTTGACCTTCTGGGTCAAGTACCTTCATGAAGCCGCCGTGTCCTTGAGCACTGATGTAACGAATAATAGTTGCATCGTTCATCAAGAAACAATCCATCTCATCATTGTATAATGGAGGATTAAAATCTGAGTTGCCAGCAACAATGCTTGCGATACCAGTTGTAAGTCCGCCTAGGGCAGTTAAACTGTTGCTGATACTGCTACCGTTAGGTGTTCCAACTTGAACATAAGCTCTAGTATATCCAGAACCGCCTCCAACTAAAGTAGCACTTGTTACTTTATAGAAAGGACCAACTTGACCTACAGTTACTGATAATGTAGCTCCAGTACCGTCTCCAACAATAGATACAGTTGGAGTTGAATAGTAGTTTAATCCGCCTTGTACTAGAGATACTGATTTAATATTACCTGTAGAAGATAGCTGAACAGTAGCTGACGCAGGTGTAGCAGGTGTAGATCCAGATACTGGTGTTATTAAAATTTGTGGAGTACTTTCGTATTCAGATCCTACATCGCTAACTGTTAATCCTGTAAGAACTCCGTTGGCATCAATGTTAGCTGTTGCTTTAGCTACTCGTGATGGGTTACCACCGACAAAAGTAATGATTGGAGGATATCTGTATCCGTACCCTGGATCACTAAAATGTACAGTACTGGTATTGATCGTAAAACCTAATGTTGGTTTAATAACAGCCATATCAGTTTGATACGCCGAAGTATCAAATACTTGATGTTGACCAGTCTGATAAGAATTAATCGCAGTTCCGTCACCGGTTGGAATATTCTGTACTATTCTTTGTGCTAGTACACCGATCTGTTGAATGGCTGCGGCTGTTTGTGCCTTTTCATAATTTTCAACGTTTACAACACTGGAATAAGAATCGGCTACAGTTAGACAGTTTGAAATATTACCTACATCTAAGTCTGCGGCAATCGCATCGACAATCGTACCTACATCTCGATAACATTTTGCGCGAGCAGTAGCGTTTTGGTAATAACTTAAGAAATTAGTATTGTTCCAAATATTAGTATTACTGCTACCAGAATTTATTGAAATTTGTTGATCGATCCATGCTGTAACTTCTGCTTGAATGTAAGCTCTGTTTAAAGTCAACAGTCTAGCTGAAGTCAAATAGTTACCAGCTTGGTTAGGGATAACATAGTTAACAGGATTCTTGGCATTTCTTAGGTAATGATATCCGTGATTGACTGGAGTATACACATGCCACCCCCCACCTGCTCCACCTGTTAGCGTAGACACAGTTGTTAGTGCTCTGTTGAATGAACTATTCTCTGCCAAGTTAACAAAGAATGTATTATTCAATACACCTGTGATTTCACCTTGACCACCATGGCCCACAAATACTTTGCCTTTCCAAGTCGGGTCAACTGTGTAACTAAGATCTGGACCTGTACCAGCAATAGTAGCTGTAACAGTAAATGTTACTACTCCTGTAACTGAATCATTTTGTGTTTGATTAGGAGTGGCGTATACAACTTCGTTAATTTGTGCGTAGTCTACAGATGTATCAACTTGCGCAACTAGTAAACCATCGACTTGTGTGTCCCTACGGAAGTGTGTATTAACCCATGGGCTAACTGAAATTGTAGGAACTTCACTGTTAATAAACCTACCTGGTTTAGGAATCGAACGACGGAATTCATCTCCCTTAAGAGAAACGTTGTTACATAATTTAATAGGATAGTTTTCACCGTACTCGCCAGATTCAACTAGTAGAGTAATTTGAGTTTTTTCTTGTCTCTGTCCCCAACGAAGTTGTTCACCAAGTTCAAAGGAACCACTATATACATGCCAGTTTGCTCCGGCTATGGTATTTGTGTTTGGTAACGGACTTGAGAAGTTAACTGTAAGTTGGTCGTATACATTTTCAGTAACTATATCAGTGTGGTACCCGATATCAACAATAGTACCTACAGCACCACCGTCGGTAGTAAATGTATAACCTTTCCAGAAACTTGGAATGTTAACTAAATTTGGTGTATTAAATTGTAGTGTAATAGTTCCTGTTGTTATATGTCCAAGAGTTGAATCTGGTAAAACTGTTAAATCACTAGTTAAAGTTTTAGCATAGTCAACTGGAACAATATCATAGTGTTCTTCGTTTGGACTTGTAGTATAACCAATCTTTTCAACAATACCAATAGCACCGCTATTAACACCTAAGATATAGCATCCTGGGAATAAACTACCGTCACTATAGGCATCAGTTCCGCTTCCTCCAGTCCAGTTAACTGTAATTCGAGTTGCGCCCGGAACTGGTGTGCTGTCTGTATTTCTAATAATAGTAACATCAGTTAAACCGTTATTAGTTGTAATTGTCTTTTGATAAACACCAATTGTAATTTGACTAACTGCTAGCATTTGCTCTGCGGCTAATGCAGCTTGACCAATTGTTTTAAATGCGTAGGCTAGCGCACGGCCCTTTTTGTAAGAAGGAATATCTGTACGATTATCACGACCGCTAGTAGCAACATAGAAGTTAACTGAACTAACAAAACTAGAACTGTCAACATATGATTTTGTAGCGGCAATTTTACCGTTCCAATCTACATCGTCTTGTGTAATTGGGTCACGGAACAGTACTAACGGTCCGCTCATAACCCCCATAGAGGTGTTTATAGAACCAGTAGCAGGATCAATTGCGTATGTACCAGAGCTGGCAATTTTTGTATCTGCGTAGCCTTTTGTAACTAAATGTCCTGCCTTTGTAGCAGTATTAACAGCTATAACATTGTTTAATAGTGTACTACCTTCTGGAAGGTGAATAGGTGTGCCTTGAGGAACATCGTCACTTACATATTCTGCTTTACGGTTTAAGAAGTTATCATAAACCCATTTTTTAGTTACAGTATCGTAATCGTTGTACGGCTCGGCAAATTTAATACCCTTGTGACTGTAAAGACCATCTAGATTAGAACTTAATGGTGTAGCACCTGTATTTGGATCAATTGCTAAAGAAGTAGCGGTGTTGGCAATGATAATGTTATCATCAGTGATAGTAACAGAAATACCTGTGCTAGCAACAACTGTACGCTGTACAATTTTTGTAGCAGAAGTGTTAATACCTAATACGGTATTTTGTTCTAAAACTGCTGGAGCTTCACGAAGTTTGATAAAGCGTAGACCATCGCCTAAGCCTGCTACATTATAGAGATCGTCAAAGTTACTGTTTACTTTAGCGAACGCATCGCGTACTGTATCGCCGGTTCCGTCGTTACTTTGATTACCAATGTTGATGATTTGTTTGTTTGCCATGGATATTCTCTCGCAAAATATTGCTTTGAGTTATTTACCAAGAATTTTTATAATCTTAATGTAAATACCCAATGTACTTAAAACAAGAAGTTATTAAGACTGAATATGTAAGAGAAAGCAAACTAGGCAAGGAACATTCTTACTTTCGTAAGAAAACTGTGCTAGTGTTTCGTTGCGATAACTGTAATGAAGTGTTTAAACGATATAAAGGATCAGTGGATCCAAAGCGGGCAGGAAACAGTTATTTTCATGTATGCCCAGATTGCGATGTTAAACGATTTGCTCAAAGAAAGGGAACTGAACGCAAGACCGTATGGAATCGCTCAGTAAATAGCGACCTCGATATTAGTAAAATGTAAATAAGTGTACTTTTTAAAAAGGAATCCATCATGGAAATTATTATTGCAATTATTTTTGTATTAGTTGTTGGTTTAGTATTCTTTAGCAGAAAATCAAAAGTTGCCGAAGTTGTTGAACAAGCACCGTACAAAGTAGAAGAAAAGGTTGAACCTCCAGTCGAACAACCGACAGCAAATCCGGTTGCTGTTGCTGTTGCGTTAGATTTGGAAGGTGCTGAAGCTACTGTAGCAAAGGCTCCTCGTAAACCTCGTACTCCAAAAGCTGAGAAAAAACCAGCGGCTAAGAAACCTGCTGTTAAAACTCCAAAGGCAAAAGCCCCTGCTAAAGCGAAAGCTCCAGCAAAGGCAAAAGCTCCAGCTAAATCTAAGAAATAAGTTTAGCTTGTTTGGCCAGTTCAACGCTGGCTAGATTTTTGCCCTTAGACTCGCACATAATATCGTGGGTGTCTAAAAAGCTCAGAGCCCATTCATTCGATGCTGTATTCCAGTAAAAGTCTGAATGTGCTCTGAGCTTTTGCTTTTTGTAGCCGTCTAGAAGGAGTTGGGCATGAACAGGTGCGGTAGATTTGTCATGCTCCACAAGATAATCTTCACGACTAACTGAGTAATGACAAGTAGGGCGCACACCACGCCAACTATCAACGACACGCCTAACACGATCGTCTGTTGGAAGGATATATTCCCCTTCGCGAATCCAATGATGGTGTATATCGAGCACAATAGGAACGATATCGCTAATAGATAAACAGTCATTTATTCCCCATGAGTTTTCTTCGTTTTCGATTGTAATACAATTACGGGCCTCTGGACTTAGTCTTTTGTAGGCTTTTCTAATGCCGTCTGGTCCTTGTTTGCCGGAGATATGAACGTTGATCTTGAAGTCTTGGAAGTTTCTTCCGTACCCCATCCAGCGGGCCATGTCTGTGTGGTACTCAAATTCGGCAATCGACCGGTCGACAATTCCTGGGTTATCACTTGCCAACACCGTAAACTGCCCAGGGTGCATAGATAACCGAACATTGCGATCACGAGCAACATCGCCCACTCTCTTAAAGTGGGTTTCGGCGTATGAAATAACAGCAGGTTGGCGCCAATAATCAGCAAAAGCATCGTGAGTATAAACAGGCAGGATGTCAGAGCTAATCCTAACCATGCGAAGAGCAGGGTCAAGTTGCCCGACACGCTCTATCAATAATCGAGTTGCCTCGATATTGCCTGCCATTAGGTCCCATAACTTTTGCTCCGCGACATCTCTTGATTGTCTATTTAACCAAGCTACTGTAGTTGTGCCAGTATTATATCGTTTACAGTCATCTGTTGATTTAATTCCGTCTACCTGTCCTGCGTGATCAATCCATTTACACGCAAAACCAATTCGTTTAATCATCGTTAGCTTTCTTAGATAGAATTATTGATCCGTTTGTTTTAACAGTCCATGTTAATGTATCACCCTCTTTCCATCCAAGGGTGTCTAGCATATCCTGTGGAATTGGCATGACCAAATCGCCACTACCATCATCTGCTTCTTCTAGTACAACTGTAACCATATTACCAATGCCTCCAAACGCCTGCGATTATGAAAAAGTTTGTAACAATATATATTAACACAATTAAGGTACGAACGCAAGCAATACGGTCAGCTTCTTTGTCCGTATTGCCTGATTTTTCGCCTAGAGCTTTGGCCCAAAGGCGCCAAAATTGTTTAACCTTCGTATGTAGCCGAGTTACCAGCATGTTCAAATACCTCTACACTTTTGATACGAACACTAGGATTTAGTGGATAACGATGGGCACCGTTCGTTAATAGCCAATCCATTTTTTCATAGCACATCTTGGCAAACAGTTCGCATCCTACTCCGGGTACAATGCGTAGATCACATACACCCAATCTACGATATGGTTCTACTTGTACAAGTTCTGGATTACCATCGTTGTCTGGGTTTGAACTCCAACCGGCCATAGCTTTGAATCTATCTAGTAATGGATCGTCTTCGGCGATTACAGTGGTATGATCAAACATCCAATCTGCCCATGCTTTGAATTCTTTTAGTCCACCAAAGTCCATGCCCCAGTTCTTTTCGTCTAGTGTATCACATTCAAAGATTAATTTGATACCGATTGAGTATCCATGTAGTAGCGAGCAGTGGCTATGTGTGGCACGCCATTGTCTAAAACAGCATGATAAGCCGCGGTCGTTTCCGTAAGTTTTTGTTGAGTAAAATTTTGCCATCTCTAGTCTCCTTTATAAGGTAGCAAGTTTGACGACGTGCAGAATTTATAAAGCGGGGTGAATGATCGTGTAAGACCGCTATATAATAATTATATACTATTACTTATCTTTGTCAATATCCTTTGGTAAATTTTTTACTTCAGTTTGAATATCGCGGATAGCCTGTACTATGTCATATAGTATTTCGGACTCGTCTTTTCTGTGATCTATAAGTTGACGGATTAGACGCATAGTCCAATACCACCAAACTACAGAAACAGTAAATCCTAAAGTTAAAAACATCCAAATGATATGTGCGGATTTGAGTGACTTCCAATCAAATACAATTTTTAAAATAGTTGCCGTGACGAAAAAGCTCAATACTAACCAAGCTCTCCTTTGATCATTAAATGCCTTAAGATGCCTAAGGTGGTGATTTATTTTTTTATCCATAATGTTGCTCCCATAAGTAATTTATTTACTGTGGGAGCGATGGAAATACTGTCGGTGTTTTATCCGAAGATTTGTCCAAACGAATTCCATGTACCTGGGAATCCGCTTTGAGTACATACCCAACCAATGTAAGCATTAGCTCTTGGGTTTGTATTCCAAATAATATCACCTTGATAGTAGTGACCTTCTGTCGGTGCTTGATCGCCTTGAGCAAACAGTTTACCACCAATTCTCATGTTGCCCGCAACTTCAAATTGTTCTTGTGGGTTCTTAATACCTACGGACAATTTACCATATACACGAGTTACTGCTGTGTCACGACCTTCTTTACCTAGTGTAATATCACCTTGGTCTTCGATACTAATACGGACTTGGTCATCTGTAATAATATCAACTGGGCGGTTATTAAATGTACCTGCTCTAGCACGACCATTCTTATCACCGTCGATATAAAAGTCTGTATCGCTTTCAAAATCATACACAGAGAACAAATGTGTTGGTTCTGCGTTACCAATGGCAAACTTACCTTGTTGAGCATCGTAATGAACCATGTCACCGATGTTAACATTGCCAATTACTGTTAGGTCTTTTAGGTTACCAAGTGTTTGTAAATTACTGTCTACAACTCCAGCACCTAAGTTTCCAGATGTTAAAACTGATGTACCATTAATGGTAAATTCGCGGCCTGGAGCAAGGTCAACGCTTTCGCTTAGGAAGAAACGATCTGGATTATTTCTATATACTAATTGTTTATTATAACCACTACTTGGCCATAACAAACCTGTACCTACATTAGTACCTTGCTCATTATCTTGAGCAAATTCTAAGTATTGTTTTTCGTATCTTTGATTTGTAATAACTTCTGTAGTGCGTACAAATCCGGCGTCGACGATACCGTATACCTTAATATCGCCACGGATAACAATTTGATCGCCTTTAATTGTGTTTACAGATAATATATCTGCTGAAACTTGATCAACAGTTATTTTACCATCTTCAACTGTTAAGGTAGTCTCTGTTGCTAGGTCACTAATACCAGTACTGGCAAAATTAGTAATCGTGCCGCCGTTGATTAGATCACCGCTTAGATCCCCTGGCTGAAGATTAAGATCTTGTAGTGTTGTTGATTGCTCGAAGGTTTTTACCATGGTTGTGTTGTCCTAAATAGATGCTAATATCAGTATTTAGCACAACCATGATATAGACTTAATCGGGTCGTTTATCTACAATTTTATCAGCTAAACCGTAGTCTACGGCTTCTTGAGCACTTAAAAATGTGTCAAATTTCATAGTTTCAAACAACTCATCGTAGCTCTTGCCTGCGGTATTGTGTTTAACATACAGTTGAGTTAGTCGCTCGTTAACTCGTTTTGATTCTTCGAAACTGCGTTTTGCGTCCTCAAACTGTAGGTCTTGAACATGAACGCTACCGCTTGTACCCCGTGTGCCCGAGCTAACACGATGAATCATTGTACGAGCTTCGGGCAATACAAATCGCTTACCTGCGGTACCTGCTTGTGCTAGGAAACTACCCATTGAACAAGCCTGCCCCATAACATAGGTAGCAACATCTGGTTTGATAAACTGCATTGTATCGTAGATAGCTAGCCCTGCTGTAACTGCCCCACCCGGACTGTTGATAAACAAGCTAATGTCTTTACCAGAATCCTCTGATTCCAAGAATAGCAACTGAGCAACAATTACATTGGCCATATTGTCTTCTACTGGCCCATTGAGCATAATGATACGCTCTTTTAACAGTCGGCTATAAATGTCGTAGGCTCGTTCACCTGAAGATGTCTTTTCTACGACCATTGGGATTAAACTCATTTCAATTTCCTTTAGTTCTAATGTTTGTGCTGATAATCCAGCGATAATAATCTGATTGATTTGGCTCTACAGAATGTCTTAAAAATCCAGCAAAGAATATTACATCGTTAGTAGCAACCGGAACAGTTTGTCCAAAATACATTTGTAAATTGTTGTTAGACGGCATTCTAAACCAGTGATATTCTAGCGGGTCTACTATAATCAAATCCCCTCCATTTTTAGGAACCTGAATATAAGATACTGCGATTAAATCTGTATTTGCGTGTCTATGTTGATTAAGGACTCCCCCTTTACCATATCGATTAATCCAACTGCGATCAATATAAGGATCATTTTCCATTTCCCATAGTTTAAAGATTTCTTTAGAACGCTCTAGCATCCAATCATAATAGGGCTGTAGCTCAGGCCATGTATGCGGTTGATGATCGCTATTGTTAGCACTACTACCTACATCGCCCTCAAAGTCCCCGTACCCGTACTTGTCAAAGTTCTTACTTCGACTTGCTATGTCATTAAACTTAGCAATAATTGTATCCTTGTCAAATTCGAAGCTTCCTCTAAACATTAGAGGCACTCCGACCTGTACCGGTTTAATGTCCTTCAAAACAACCTCTCACAATTAATGTTCATACTCATTACCCATCTATCACGGTCACTATTGCTAGCTTCAGTGGCATGACGAATAAACGGAGCAAAGAAATAAACCTTATCATTCATAGTAGGATAGGGCTTACCTGTTTGTTCTGATATATTTCTAGTAGTCGGCATACCAAACCAATGATTCTCTAAAGGATCGATTATAAGCAGATTACCTCCATTTTTAGGAACTTGAATATATGCGGAAATTACTAGGTCAGTATTTGGGTGTGTGTGGAAATTGGTCCATCCGCCCCGACGATGTCTGTTTACCCAACTGCGAACAACATAAGCCTTTGTGGTCTGCATTCTCCACAAGTTAAAAATTTCACTAGCTCTATCTAATGCCCATTTGGTAAACTCTGGCATCAGTAGATGCGGTTGATTAACATAGTCGTAGGCTGTACTGCCAGCATTGCCTAGTTCCAGCATATTTCCGTAATTGCCAAACTTAGGGCTATCAGTTAATGTTTCTAATTGAGGAATCAGGGAACTACGATCAAACTCGTACTCCCCTTCAAACATTAACGGAACTCCTAGGCGTTCAGGTGTTATTTCTCGCATTGTACTCTGCGTATTCCCTTGCTTGTCGTTCTTCGCGCTCTGTTTTACACGGTTCGCAAATAGTTTTGATCCAGCCGCCCCTAGTCTGTTCACCCGGATTACCACACGATTCGCAGATAACACCACTCATACTTTCTGCCATAGAAACCATGCCACTGATATAGTCATCGCCGCCTTGATAGTAAAAACGTAGAGTACCAAACTTTTCCTTGACCTGATCCAGTGTCACCTGTGTAATAGGCTTAGGTACTTCTCTAAAGTCTCCGGCAATGATTTCAGCAAGACGCTTTTCTTTGTAGGCCTGATCAGTAATGCTCTCGTTTGCCTTTTCAAAAAGATCAAAGTTTCCGGCTTTTGCCTCTGCGGCCATTTGGTTGTAATCAATAGCCCATTGCTGTTGCTTTAGTTTCCAATCAATATGATGTTGAATATTGCCCATAAGCTGATCCAATAGATTGAACCAGCCATCGCCACATTCGAATCCCCAACACATACAAGTTTCTTTCATATCCTTGTGTCGGTTAACCATCATAAGAGGATACTTCTCGCAAAGCAATTTGTCAAGTTCTTGTTTCATTGTGTTCCTTATCTTCCTTGGCATCCTGTGCCTTGAACATTGTTTCTAAATCTCTAATCCGAGACAATAGCTGTTGACCCTTAATAGAGTGTTTCCATGCCTCTAGCTGTAGTTCTGCTAGTATTTGATTACGAGAATCACGATCCATTATTTGTACTCTTTGTCAAGTTTAACATTAGTTAAACCAGCAATAGTTTGGAAGTTATCCCAGGCTTTCTTAGCGGCTTGATTATTTTCAAGTTCACTACTTGGCAAAACTGTTTCTAGCCAAATTTCAGGACGGCGGATAGGATGTACTCCAAACTTACGAGGCTGGTGGAGTTTACCTGTCTCCCACAGTTCGATACTTACACTACGAAAACGGTCTTCATCCTCATCGGCATAGTTAGCCCATTCTGGATTACTCCAAGGGCTGTAACCGTGGTAGCCTGACCAAATGCCTGACCACTGCTCATCGTCATGCGGATCAAAATCCGTACGAGAAATAATAATAAGGACATCCTCGATATCTATTACTCCGTCGACAATATCCCGCACACAGCGGCTGTAACTAAGACCGATTTTCATTTAATTCTTTCCGCATTAAGTTTTCTACATTGTTCTCGGGCTTTGATTGGAAAGTCCGGACTAATTTCTGCTATACTGCAATTATACACTATTTCTCGTTGTTGAGGAATATATTTGATTGCCAAAACAAAAGAAATTATAGTTGCTATACTAATTAGGATCAGTTTGGTCTTTGAGATCGTTTTCATATTTTACAATCATCCTATATAATGGTTCCATGCGTTCTTGAAAGATATCTGGCACCTCACTTGCAACCTGCTTCATGTCCCATTCACTAGGATAATGGCGCAGGCAAGCCCTGGCACCATCTTTGATAGATTTTGGCACCCTAGCAGTCTGAAGTATTTCTCTAAGAAATTTTTCAGTTTGTATTACGGCACGGTATCGTTCGTCGGGTAATGTCATTGTAATACTGGTTTTTCAAATGTTTTAACTTGTTTGCGATTAGCACTGATAGCGTCAATCATGTTGTTATATTCTTCTTCTGTCAGTCCAGAACGATAGATACTTAGAGCAATAGCAGTCATAACTCCGGCTACTTCCATTGCTCCATACTGTCCAACCATACCATCAGTTACTCCTAGGTATAGTTCATAGAGTTCTTGTAATTTGTTGTCAGATGTCATTTTCTTTTAAACCAGTTGATTAAATTATAAATTCTAGATTTGTAAGGGTCGGCTAACACCTGGTCGACCAAACTAGGATGATGTGGACAGCGACCTTGTTTATAATCACAGGATGTACTGTATTCTTTATTACAAGTATTACATTTCATATTGGGTCTCCATGACAATGTTTACTACAATTCTTTCAAAAGCATCTTTAGGGTTACTGCCTGCGTGTTTTAGGTTAGCAGGAAATAACACAATGCGTCCGCGCTTGGCTTCTACCCGTACAGTTTCATGCGGGTAAAAGAATACTGTGTCGCCGTCTGCTTGATTCACATAATAAATCAACGACCACTTGTTCTCTCGTCGATTGGTTGTATCATGTGTATCAAAATGCGGCATGTTCCACCTACCATTGGATTCTGTTGATCTCCAAAGTAGATTAAACTTAGCTCTATCTATTTTAACAATAGGTTTGATAAAAGGTTGTACAGCGTCTACTATAGGTTGTAACTTTTCTTCAAAGTATTTTTCATCTTTATGATCTTTAGCAATGATGGGGCAAACTAGTTGTCCTACATCATATACAGTATGATTCATAATATGATTAGTGTTTTCTGCGTATGTACTTCGATTGTAAGTCCATTTGAAATCTTTTGAGTCAACATAAAGCTGACGCATTACAGATTCTGGCACTCCGTCATCGATTACATAATGCTTCATTTAAACACTTTCAAAATTACAATGTCTTCATTTACACGACCATTAAGTGCTACACTAGTAGTCTTAATGTTAGTAAACCAAGTTTCAGCTCGACGCTGTGTATTTTGTTCCTTAAACTCTTTCAACTGTTCAAGTGGCTTACGCAGGGTTTTCTGGAAACTCTTTTCTGTAAAGTCAGTAATGCTAGTACCTTTAACAGTAAGACCTGCTGAAGTTTTAGCACCATAGATACCAATCTTGCGAGTCTTAGTATTGTAGACTACAGCGGCCTGAGCACCAATGATGCTAGCAGGTGGCACTGAAGTAATACCTAACTTTGTATCACTCAACATGAACTTCATTTTCTTAACCAAGTCCTCTGCCGGCTTAATTTTCTTAGCACGAGGCTTCTTAAGAACTTTTTGTTCTGCGGCAATCTGTTCGCAGGCAGTGGCAATGCTTTCGTAGAACTCAATTAATTTCTTAACATTCTTACGAGCTACATGACTGTAACCTTCACGCAACTGATCGTCTGCTTGTCCGCTAGCAAGCTCTAGCAATTCTTCGTGACCACGATTAAAATACTGTTTAATCAAACGAGCGTGAGCGGCTTTGGCACCCTTACCTTTAAGCAAATTAACAATTTTAAATGCCTTTGGATCAAACGCATCTGGATCAGTAATCCAGCTGTCGATAGCAATATCCAATTCTTCGCTCATATCACCTGCGGCTTCACGCAGACGATCTTGAATAGTAGGAACATAGACAACGGGCTTTTCAACCTTAACAACAACTTCTGCGCTGTCGTCAATGTCGTCTTTGCCTTCGTTAATGACTTTGGCAATCTGCTCACGCAACCATGTTTCTGTATTACGGCCTTGATTAAAATCTGATCTCTGTGCTGGCATACCTTTAATTAGGTTAGCGGCAATAGCACCTACAGTTGAAGAACAACGACTGTCTTTGGTCTTTTTAAATGCTTGAATAGTTGACTTGTCGTAACCGGCACGACCCATCCAATCAATAACTTTTGGCTTCAGTGTCTTGTCCGGACACTCTAAACGATACCAGTCCATCGCCGCACGATACTTGCTAGCAAACTGTTCGGCTGTGAGATTTTCTACATCGTCCCATTTTGGACTATGATCTTTCTTGGCATTTTGTCGAATAGTAACGCTTGTAATACGCTTTGATGTTTTTGCTGTAGCCATTTAGAGCTCCTTAGTGTTTCAATATGTAATAATTATACAGCCAAACGGGGACTATGTCAAGAACAGGTTTTACCAAATTATTTCTTAAAAACCCAAAGGTCTTCAAAGTTCCCGCCAACTGTCTTTTTGGCCTGTCTAGAGCCCGCGATAGCACTCCATTGTACTCTGTATTGGTTATCCAAAGTTAAGTGCTTTAGTACTACATCTCTCATGTCCTGACTAATTTGGACTTCTTCTTTTGCCTTGTTTCTATAGTTACTGATAACAAATCCAAACTTAGCGCCGGGCTTCATTACCCGTACACATAGCTTAACTGTTTCTTCCCAATAACCCTTTAACCAAGCATCGTAATTTGGAAAGCTGGCAAAACTTTGATCTTCGCTAGGATATATTTCCAAATCAAAATACGGAGGACTTAGTAATACTGCGTCTACTTTTCCTTTGTACTTTTTAATAAAATCATGTCTAGCATCTAACTGTTCACTGGGGCATAGATACAGGTCCACAGTCTTTTCTGGCATTTCAAACAAACTGGTGTCTGCGTTCTTTAACCATTCTGCGTGTAACAATGAGCCATTGTCGACAACATCTGGGATTACATCTGTGGCTATAAAGTTCTTAAATTTGCTACTGTAGAATCCCAACTGATAGGCATTCCAACCCATGACTGGGGCAAACAATGTGTCGCCAGTGAATACATTATCTAATATGCCCTTGTAGGTTGCTGGATTAAAAATGCTGGCACGATTACACCCCATCATGAAGTCTGTCCAGAACTGTCCATAGTCATCATCGATCTTACAGATGTGATCAAAGAACGCTGGACCCACTAGACTGTTGCGTAGTTTGTAGTCTTCAAACATGGCTTTCATTAGGCCAACAACATATTCAAAATCGTTGTCGTACAACTTCTTTGTATTGTAGAAGTTTTCAAAATTGATGTTTTTACAGATGCGTCCGTATTTGGAATTAGTGCGCCCGGCAAAAGTATTGCCTTCTAAAATGTCAGCATCTGGAATTTCAAAATAAAACTTTAGTTCTTCTTTGATGCCAGCAGTTCTATCAAACCATGCTTCTAATGCTTTCTCGGGTTCCTGTACAATCATCTTGTACAGTTTACGCTTATAAAGATCTAGTCGTTGTAAACGGTTATCTTTTTTTGATACACGGGCTACAAATGTGTCTAGGTCGCTACGAACTACAAACTGACCAGAAGTATCACTACCGTTTAATACTGATAACTTTTTACTAAAGTCATCAAACGAAATGGTTTTGTCTAGTTTGAACTGTGCTAGGAAATCTTGTGTTGTATATAGTAGGGCTGTTTTCATATTCACGTATTTATATTACGCAATTATAACTTCACAATTATTGAAAGTCTTCTTTTTAATGCCCGTAAGATTTTTAATTAATAAATCTTCTGGCATAATAATTACATCTCGTTTCATTTTTGCTTGATCTTTACGGCCTCGTTCTAACCACTTTTCTCTTTCAGAAAATAGATGAGATTGTACAAGTTCTATATTTTCTTTAATACTAATATCGTAAATCTTAATTAAATTTAATGTGCTTCTATCTCTAGTTGCAAAGATGTATCTATCATATTTAAGATTTCCCATAGCATGAAATTGAAATCCAGCGGTAGCATATAAGCCAGATTTCTTTTTCTTTTCAACTCGACTAGCTTTTTGTTCAATAAGAACTCCCTTTGATTTACCATCTTCGCCATTCCGAGAAAAATTAACATTATAGAAAGGATCATATTGATGGACAATTTCATAGATGCTTAAAGCACTTAAAGTATCATTGTCTAAAACATCTATTTTAGTTTTGGCGTATGCCTCGGCTCTAAGCTCAAAAATTTTACGACGATACTCGTCTAACTCTGCCAAGACAGTTGTTTCTAAATATTTTGCCATTATTCATCCTTCCATGGAAATCCGACCCATCCTAGTTTAGCTAGGTCTTCTTTAATTTCTTCAGTGATTTCGCCTTCTGGTACATAGGTACGCTTATCTTCATCAAGTTTTGGCTTTTTATCACTTAGTCCGTATCCGGCTTCTTGACTGCCGATCCCCGAGCAGTACCAATCGATGTAGTCACCTTCGCCACGAAGATTAGCTACAATACCGCCCGAACTACGCCAGCTGGCACTCCAATAATCTTCTCTTAGGTTTCTATAGGTTTCAATACGATCTCCAGTTTGCGTAAATTTGGCAAATTGGTTATTACAAATTGCGGCGTACATGTTTTGGGCATAGTTTTCGTTTTTACATTTTTCAACTATCCAAGATGTGCTTCGGAGATCGTATTCGAGGTTGTACTCTTGCCATGAGGTATCTTCAACCTTGGCGTCGGCTTCCTCTCTCCATTTCTTATACATTTCAACATAAGCGGGATTAGGCAGTTTACCTTCTTCCTCACAGCGTTTGATGTAACCTTCCTTTTGAAAGGTGAAACGATCAGGACTACTTGCTATCTTTGAATTTTTTGACATTAGCAACTGATTTCTTCAATGTTTCAGAATAGTTAAGGGCCTGTTGTTCACTCATAATAATGCTAGCTTCGTACTCTACATAACCTTTGGTCAACAAACACCAAATAATTTTGAAGCGATTAAGTTCCCACCATTTGGTCTTTTGTTGAGTGTATGTGGTTACAGTAACACCTGTTTCATCTGCTTCAATCCAAACACTGTGTTGATGTGTAGGATCAGTACACTCACAAGGAACTCCATACATAATGGAGTCGCCCCATTCTCTATGTTTAAAAATGCCCTCGGCTGGTATCTGTGCTTTCATTGTAAATTACGGTGATCGGTGTCTTCGTCAGATCCGAGTTGTTTAGCAATTGCCATAGCAAACTCTGGATCTTCCTCAACTAGTGCGTCAAAGTCAACAGGCGTTGACTTTTCCATGATTTCTCCACTTTCAAACATCCGTTTGATTTCTGCAACTAGTTCGTCAAGTTCTTCCTGAGTACCGTCGAATGTATCAAAGGCGCCTGGAGCAAATTCAATTTTAATAGGTTTGTCTGTCATATTATTCCGAGCAAGAGTTAAGGTAATTATCAAGTTTTTTAGCGGCTTCATCAAAAGTCACCGCCCATACTTTAGCAGAAATCATTCCTTCTGAAATAACCATATCAAATGGAACTACTCCATTAAACATAAATGTTTCCGGTACATCTGTTTCGACCGTGAACTCAGATAAGTTCTTAGCTCGAAAGATTAAATTATTTGCCATATCTACTGAGTTCATGTCCATAAACTTTGTCTCACTTTAATTAAACGAATCATCATTGCTTCATCTTCTTTTTCATAAGCGGCTTCAATCTTATGAAGTTTATCAAGTGCCTTTTTGCTAGTCTTTTTAAGTTCGGGACTTTTGTCACCGCTGAAACTTAGTCTACCACCGTTGGCTTCTCGACTCGCTTCACAGTAGGCAGTCCACCCACTGACTTCATACGGATCGGGGCGATTGCGATAAGTTTGTGTCCACCAAAGGTAAAGCTCTTTGATTTCCTTTGCGGCCTTTGCTTGGTAAGTCAGCTCTTCCTTCTCACCTTCTTTGATAAAATCTTTGTTAGTAAGAGTAGCGGCCCAATCCAAATAATCGAGTCCAGCTTCGGGGCAACGCCAGGTGCGCCAGCGAAGCCAACCACTACGCCACCATGGCGGATTATATTTCTTACGAGCTTCTTCATCCCACATACAAGTATGCCATGCTTGTTCTATTTCAACAAAATCCACAAGCTCGTTAAACAAGCAAGGAAGGATGCGGTGGCCAACATCCTGCCACTGACCGGGTTTGATGTCTCGAGCATGTGCCGTAAGGCTATGACTACGAGAGACCCAACGATTATTAATATAATATCGGACATCATTTAGCCTATCTGGTATGTAAAGGAAAAACCCTTGGATGTTGTCAAGCAATTCTTCAGCAACCCAATAACGAAAGTTATGTCGCATTTGGGCAGTGGTACGCCACTCGTCCCATTCTTCACTTGTTGCCGCACTGAGTTTAGCAGTACCGCGAACCCAGTCAGCAAATTTAGAACATGACCAATAATTACGCATTTTAATCCTTGATTAAATCAATTGAATGAAAACTCTGGAACGGGATATTGTATACAGAATATATTAAAGCCTCACCTACGGTTTCAAAATATTTAGATACTAATGTTCCCCCGCCCATAAAATATTTAAGCCTGTACATCTTTCACAAATTGAGCCAACTCCGGTGGTGTCCATCCGATTGGCTTCAATACCTTTCCATCTTCACGCTTACGCACTTTGCCTGTGTCTTTGTCAATTTTGGCAAAGTTTGTACGCATGACTTCTTTCCACGCACCTTCAGCATCGAACCCACCGCTGTGGATAGCACCAATGGTCACAACCAAAATATCAATTAAGGCGTCTAATTGTTCAACTCGATCTCCGCTAGCCAACGCCGCTTTAAGCTCATCGTTGTATTCTTCTTCAATTAAGTTTAAGTACATATTGTACTGTTTTTCATCGTACTTGTCAACCTCTTGGTCACAGGAACGCATAAACTTTTCTTGATCTCGAAATGGATTTGTCATTATTTTTCCTTATGTAATTAAAACTTTTTTAGTATCGCGTCGATCGCTTAGAATCTTGTGCCCACGATCACGAATTAAATCTGCTGTTTCTTGTGGATACTCTGTCCACTGCTTTTTCCAAAACTCGTAATCCAAACTTTCATCACAGTCTATAGCATAGATCTCGTAATGTTGTTGTGGATTATATGTAGCTCTAAAAATTAGACGCTGTATAATTCCGTCAAGCGGATTAACCTTGATCTGTTGCTCTTTGAGAATACGAAGTGTATTCTCCATGTCAACATGTTCGTATTCGCTGATAGGAATTATTGCTTCAATTCCTTCACAATCCCAACTAAAGATAAATGCGTTAGTAGTCATGCTATTATTATATAGTCTTTTACCAATTAACGCAAGTCAGAATCGAGCAAATCGTTGTAAGGAATATCTTTATTTAGAAGTTTTTTAACCAATTGGAATCTAAACATTGGGCTAGGAGTTCCCATAACAACTGCAGTATAGAACTTATGATCTTGCTCTACAACCAGTGCTAGACAAAATCCTGCCGGG